AACTCGATTTGAACGACCTCCCCGGCGAGGTTGCGAATGACCTCCAGATAGGCGATACCGTAGGTCTCCCGCGCCTCTATCAAGTCCTCAAAGACCTCTTTTGTGTCCTGCTCCGTGTTGAGCAGTTCGATGATTTCCTGCGCCCGCTGGAACTCCGCCGCCATTTCCCCGGTCTCCTCCACGTCCTCGACATAGCGGATGCCAATGCCGAAGCCCGCGATATTGTTGCGGTAGGCCCTGATACATTGAGGGAGGATAGAGCTTTCCTTGACCAGATTTCGGAGGCCCAGCAGTTTCACAGGTGGATATATCCATTCCCCAGCGTTGTTCGCCTCCTGCGGGTTGAGTTGAAGGGCGACATCAGCCTTTTCCACGGGTTGCCGGGCCTTGACGATACGCACCTGCGTCTGTGCTTTAGGCATTCTTCTTTTTCACCTCTCTCCGCTGTGGCGGTTTTACTGGCAGGCATAAAAGCAGAACGCAGTCGGCCTCATCCGGGGAGGGCTGACCGCGTTTCTTTACGTCCTTCTTGCTTTCAATTTTGATTTTGCTGGCCTCTGTGAGGTTGTACTTTCTGCTGGAGAGCTGGGCCACAAGGTCGTCGTCGTTCGGCAGAATGAGTTCGACGGGTTTGGGATTGCCCTCCTCGTCATGAGGTGAAAGTAGTGCCTTGACCGTCGCCATCATAAAGGTTGTGGTGTCGTGGTAGTGCTTATGCCGTATGCGCTCCCCGAACTTGACCGGGTAGACCTCCAGCCACCAAAACCGCTCCGGGTCGTTCCGTTTGACCTGCCAGAGGCGGTCTACCACGCCGCCGCCCACGCCGCCGTCGTCCACCTTGACGGGGATGGGGTCTTGCAGCTTATAGCGGGCCACGAGCTCCTCTCCCAGCATGATAATATTGTCCGCCGTCTTCATGGTGTCCTGACCCTGTCGCTTCTTGTAGAAAGTGACTTTTTTATCGACCTTGTAGCCAATGACGGTCTTATCGTCTCCGAAGCGGGCCACGTCACAGCCGATATGTACGAGGGCCGGAACACGGGCAGGTTTGTACTCGGTGTTGATAGAGTTCTCAACGAGGGAAATGGGGATAAATACGTCGTCCTCCTGCAAGGGGAATTCCCCAGCTACGCGGACGCGGAAAACGTCACTATCCTCCCCATACATGGTGATGATGCGCTGAACAAACTCTTGAGGGACACGGCTGCTCTGCCTCCCGTCAACGTGGAAGGTGGAATAAGTAGCCCGGTTCTTGTGGTGGCTGTCGTAAAAGAAACCGGAGAGCTGTGTCGGGTTGCCGCACATGAGCAGCCGCGCCCCCGGCGTGGATAGAGCGCCTAGAACTGGCTCGAAGATGTTGTCCTTCACGCCGCTGGCCTCGTCGATGATAAAGAGCAGGTCGTCGGCATGAAAGCCTTGCAGTGCGTCTGGGGTGCTTGCAGTGCGGGCCACGGCAAACCATTCTTCCGGGTAGCCTTTCATGTAGACCTTTTCCTTTGTCCATACCAGTTCCCCAGACAACGCCGGATTGTTGCGGAGCCACTTGGAGACCTCCGCCCAGAGGATATCAAAAAGCTGGTGCTGTGTGGGTGCTGTGCAGGGGACTTTGGGAAATGGTCTGGTACACATGAACCATATAATCGTCCACGCCTCCACGGTGCTTTTCCCTACGCCGTGGCCGCTTCGTACAGAGGTCATAGGGTTGGCCGCGACGCTACGGAGTATGGCCGCCTGCTTGGGGTCTGGGGTCGCCTTAATGATGTCCTCCACAAACTCTACCGGGTGGCCTGCATAATAGAGGATTGCGTTGCTATCAAGCATCGTCGTCCTCCTTCCGTCTGTTGTATGCTGCCATGATAGCGTCCGCTAGGCCACCCCCCTCCCCTGCCTCCTGTGCTTCTGCGGTGCGTTGTTCCTCGAACGCCCGGTTGAGCCGTTCCAGCTCGGTCGCTATTTTGATAAATTCCTTGATATCCCTCGGAGACATTTCCCCCGGCTCCATCAGATTCAGCGCCTCAAGCGCTTTTTTCTGGAGCTGCATGGCAATTCCTATATGGCGGCTCTCCATGTCCCGGCGGTCTTTGATGGCCTTGCGGCGAGCCTCCTCTGCTATGCTGGCATCGTAAGCGGCGGCTCGCTGCCGCCAGTCCCACTTGCTCTTCCATCGTCGGAGCAGACTATCACTTTTCCGTAACTTTTCCGCCACTGCCGAAACGGTGCGTCCGGGGCCTAAATCCCGATAGGTGGAAAAGGCTTCAAAGGCAGGGCCGCTCTCTTCGGGTTGCTGCTCCCACGGCTTGCCTGTGCCCTTTTTCAATGCCTCCACCCCATTTCGAGATTAAATTTCCCCCTTTGCCTTTCGTAGAATGGTTCTCACAATAGGCTCCTCGCCGTGTTCCTTGATGTAGAATTGAACCGTCTCCTTGTCTGCCTTGTCGAATGTGAGAGTGAGGCAGAAGTAGTCCTCGTTCTTCTGCCGAAGCTGCTTGTCATGCTGGTCTGCGGCTTCGTCGTCAAAGTAGCAGGAGATTTCATTTTGCAGAACGTCGATTTCCTGCTGCGTGAACCCGGTGCGTATCGCGTCCTCTCCGAGTTCTATCAGCAGTTCGGTGAGCTTGTCGTTATCCCAGCTACCCTCTGTTTTGTTGAGGGCAATGTTGAGCTGCTTCTCCGCAATGTCATCCAGATTGACGACGGAGACCTCGACCTCCTGTACCCCCTGATTCTGGAGGACGGTCAGCCGTTGGTGCCCTGATACCACGTTTCCGGTGCGTTCGTTCCAGACGATGGGCTGCACCAGCCCGTAGCGCTCAAGGCTGTAGCGGATGGATTCATATTCCTCTTCCCCCGGCTGGAGGTCAATGCGGGGATTGTATGCGGCCCGGTTGAGTTCCGAGATGGCCTTGCGCTCAATCCTCATCGCTAATCACCCCTTTCGCCAGTTGGACGACCGCCTCCGCAAGCTGCTCAAGGGCGCAGTCCTCCGCCTCCAGATAGGCGTTGACGGCGGGCTGCTCCTCAATCGGGATAGAGAAGGTCATGTCAAAGGTCTGCGGTTCTTCCGGCCCCTCGTCCTCCTCGTCCCCGCCCTCCTGCGGCGCATAGTCGAGAATGTCTCCGAGTTGGTGGTTGTAGTTGTCGAGAAGCCCTTGCAGTTCCCATTCGTCAAAACCTGTGAGTTCGACGGCCCCAGCCTCGTTCAGCTCGTTCAAGAGGTCTGACAGTTTGTCATTGTCCCAGCGGCCTTTCGCCCGGTTGAGCAGGACGTTGAGAATCTTCTCATCATGGAGGGAGAGGTTGACGACCACGACATCCGCCTGCGCCTCCCCCTTGTCCTTGAGGATGGTGAGGCGTTGGTGTCCGCCTACGAGGTGGCCTGTGGTTTGATTCCAGATGATCGGCTCAACGCAGCCGAACTCATCAAGACTTGCCGCCAGCTTTTGATATTGTGCATCTTCCGGCTTGAGCTGCTTGCGAGGGTTATAGTCGGACGGCTTAATGTCCGATAAAAGCATTTTCCTGATTTCCATTTATTTTCTCCTTGCTCCGACGGGTGAACCAATAGAAAAACGGGGTATCCAGCAGGGCGAGGCAGGCTTTCAAGAGATACTGCCCGATGATGATGCCCACGAGGTTCGCCCGCCCTTCTGCGGTGAAAATCCATCCGAGACCGAAGCCGAAGCTAATCGTCGCGTAAATGACGGTATCCCAAATCTGGCTCGTCATGGTGGAACAGTTATTCCAAATCCAGCGCCCACCAGCAGTGGAGCCGTGTCTCTTGATGTACCAGTCCCGCAGGCCATGGAAGATAAGCACGTCCCACGTCTGGGATACCCCATAGGCGCAGAGGCTGCCGATAACAAATACCCAGTTCTGGCCCAACAAGGTATGATAGGCGGTATCCATCCCGGAATCGACAGCGGGGAAAAGCCCGGTCAGGACGATGCAGACGGTCGCAAAGAGCTGGCCGATAAAGCCGTACTTAATAACACTCTTGGCGGTCTGCTTGCCCCAGATTTCGCCGATGATGTCGGTGCAGAGGAACGTGACGGCGTAAGTGATGGCCCCGCCGCTCAAAGAGAGGGAGATACTTCCGAGGTAGAGGTCCGTTGTGATTGTCCGCGCCCCAACCACGTTTGCAATGACGATGCTGACAACGAACAGGACGATGAGTATGGTGAGATTGGTGTTGTTTTTCTTCATGGTGTGGTTCCTCCTCAAGTTGTGTGTCGTTATTCCTGTGGGCCTGCGGCTCTTGCGTACTGGTTTTTGCAGATGGTGGCGCAAATGCTGGCGTTTGTGGAATATTGGAGCGTTCTGGTCTTGAGCTCCACACCCCGTGCGTCCAGAATGGCCTTGACCTGTGTCATGCGCTCCTGCACGATGGACTGCTTGAAGTTTTTTACGTGGGATTTCCTCACGCCATCGTCGATGTAGCCGTATTTGACCCCAGAGAGCCACGAGGTAGAATCGGCGGAGGTGCAGAAGTTGTTTTCCGCAATGATCTTGAGATCGGTGCAGCCCAGCAAGTGAATATCAATTTCCGGCTTCTTGTTTTTAATGTAATGGGTGATGTATCGGACATCCTTTTTGTGAGTGGCTGATTTGACAATTCGCCACTCCGGAACGCTGACCGCGATGTAGTCCGAGAACTCAATCAGCCTGTCCAGTCCCTTGATGCCGTCCCCGAAGTGAAAGACGTTGATCTGCGGGTTTTTGAGCTTGCGCTTCATGCGCTCCCGGAAAAACCAAGCGTCCTCCACGCCGAGAACCTTTTGACAGTCGATTTCGACGCAGGTGGCCTTGATGTCGTTCTGTTGGACGAATGCCATTAGCTTATCCTGCCATTGCGTGAGGCTGTCCCGCGTCTGGCGTTGGCCCTTGCCCGCTCCGAACATGAGGGTAAAGAGGCCGCTGTCCTGTATGACGTGGCGGTTTTCCCTGTCCTGCACCTTGATAACGTGGCCCTCCGGCAGGCGGAAGTCCGTGTCGGTGGCTTTGTTGATGATGTACTTGTAGCAGGAGTAGAGGCGATAGCGGATCTTAGCCGCGCAGAGGGCCGCGTAGAAGATATCCTCGCCATCGCTACCCGCGAAATGTACCTTGACATTGCTATCGAACAATCCGCGCACCCCCATAGCCGTCCTCCAGCACTTGGCAGGAAGCCGCCCCAAAATGCTCCAGCAACTCCTTCGCGATCTGCTCGCAGGACATGGGCCCAAACTCGCAGACCCCGTCCAAACTGGCGTATTCCTGTAGCAGGCAGTTCTTGACCTCGGTTTGCCGCTGGTTGATTTCTACCTCCCTGTCCCCGTGGGAGACCTCAAACTCAATTCGGATTTGGAACACATG